CCATTTGTGGAATCTTAGATGTCAACTCATAGCTACCGAGAAGCTCTGCAACACCTTGGTCAATCGCGATAGGATCGAGGTCGGTCGAATTACCTGACAAACGAGAACTGGATGTACCAGTAAAACGTGTATCGAGGAATTGATAACCGGCTTCTTTAGTATCGGCAAATGCCTGGTTGAAGGTAGGACCAGCGTTGGTTCCGTCGGATAAAGATCCGTCGGCAACACCACCCTGCGAAGCACCAAGTGCTTCAGCTTCATAGTAATAACGGAGCGCGAACGCAAGTCCGACAGGTCCACTCATGGGCTGAACACCAACGATTTCGTTAGTGATGAGCTCAGGGAATGTACGCCGTATCATTGGGATGAGGATCTTAGGTAAACGAGCATCACCGGATGCATACGAGTCCGAAGAGGAGCCGCCGCCTAAGTCACTGCCTTGACCAAAGGAGCCGGTGGCGCCAGCTTGGCCAGGTAGCGTAGGAGCTGCCTCTTTCAAACACCATTGTTCTTGGTTTTCCAAGAGAATGGCTGTATTCAAACGAGTGTGATCATCTTCGATAACAGCTACTTTATCAGAACTGTAGTCCAATACAGGACTCCATTTCTCAAGCAACGCTTTCGATCGATTCTCATCAATGTAGGACTGCGAAGGTCTAATTGATTCTTTCATTACGTGTGATTTTCCTTTCTTTTTTGTTTCTCAGGTAACAAGTACCTCAATAAAAATTAATATTTGCCGAGCTCACCCATATATTTTCTAAATAATGGATCATCATCTACATTACCAGCTGGGAGCTCTGATTGAACATCGAGGCTTTCCATAACTGTATCAACTTTACCTCTTACATTATGTGAAGCTTCTTCTGTTAGTTGCTCGACTTCAGTGTTGAGCTCTTTATCAAACAATTTAATAGTATAATCAAAATTCTCTTTAATGAATTCTGAGTCTTTACCACCTAATACCTTATATATGTATTTCTTTTTATGGTCTGGAAGATTCTGCGACAAGTCATCAAGCGTAGTATTTGACTCAAGAATCGCTACTTTTGTTTTCAATTCGGCATTTTCTTGTACAAGAGTATTCAACTTACCATTTTGAGTAACGAGTTGATTCTTACCATCAGCGACTGCTTCTCTAATAGTATCTTTAGCAAGTGCCAAATCAACACCTAAAAGCTTTCTTACTTCCTTAAGTACAGACTCAGATCTCTTATTACTTACAGCCTCTTCCATCATATCTGCCGGGAAGGTCTTTTCAAGATAAAGCTCGAGATAATTACTAATCGTATCAACTAATGTACTCTTAAAATTCGCCGCCTCTTCATTAATAACATTTTGATATCTACTAACAATTACTTTTAATTTTTCTGTATGGTTACCGTTAATTGCTTCAACAATATTCTCAAGCTTTTTCGAGTGATCATCATCAATCGCTTCTAGAAGGGTCTGCACTTTACCAGCGTGGTCTTCGTCCTGCTTGGCAATGGCTGATTCAACTTGTAAATGCGCACGGGCATTAACCGCTTCGTCAAATACAGATTCAATTTGATTGAGTGCATCCTCAGATAGCAGATCTTTTGTAGTTTCTTTAAGTGTGTCCTTAATATTAGCCATGATTAAAATTCCATTGTACTTGCTGTGCCTCTAATCTTACTCTTCATCTTGTCTTCAATAGCAGCGTGTAAATATTTATTAGCTTTCGCGTAATTTTTCTCAGAAATCGACTTAATGTAATTAACTATATTTGCAGACTCTGAGTTTACATCCTCACCTTTATCCTTCTTACCCTTCTTACCCTTTTTTAGCCAATGCGGGAGATCTTTTTTATTTTTCTTATGTTTTGCCATTGTCTTAATTATTTATGATTTTCCCTGTAGTTTACTGATAAATTGCATTACTTGTTCTTTTAAATAATCCTCAACGTCTTTCGTGGGTAACGTCGCAAGTGCATCTTCAAATTGATCATATATTTCTTCAAATTTACCAGCATCAGATAGTACATATTGTTTAGACTCTAAGATACCATTAACAAATGAACCGGGATTGGAAGGATCAGCAACACAATCAATAGCAATTAACCTCATATCCTCAACCTTATTAGTGTCCTCCTTACCTTCCATAGGTATAAGTTTTCCTAACGCCCTACTAGAAACACCGCACTGTACACCATCTTTAATAAGAGATTGTAATACTTTACCACATGGAGTATCTAATACTAGTGACTTACCCATACAGGTATTTCTGTCCATATATAATTCTGTAACTAAGTGACAAGCTCTGTCAAGACTAACTTCAGCATTCTCAGGATGATTCAATTCCCCTAATGCGCGCTTATTTTCAATAAAGTCCTTATTATATCTTAAGACCTCCTTAGACATCTCTTGATTACAGTATACGCGGTGGTTTTTGTTCTCTTTCTCAGCACACATATACTCACCAACAATAAACATGCGAGGCTCTTTATCTCCATTAAGATTCTTTTCCTCAATAACGTATTCAATGTTGCGAGAACCTGTAGGCTCAACTAATAATTTATGGACCATAGTATTCTGAAATATTTATATCTTTCACACGTAATTACTTGAGAGGTAGCTCATTTTCTGTTAAGATAATAAACTCCATATTCTTCGACTTGGCATATTTTCTTGCGGCTTTCCACTTACACTGATTTACAGAATACGTCATATGCTCATATAACAAAGTAGACTTCTTCTTTCGCTTACTTTCCTTTGGAGGTATAGTTTGCTTATACGGCTTGATCTCAACTAAATACCTCTTAATAATATCATCTTCTTTTATAGCAATAGCATTGTCAACAAAATATCTATGAGGTCTCCCATCTACTGGACTTATATACGGCACAACGACTGACTCTGAGCTCCACTCTAAAACATTAATGTTTCTATCACACCATTGAAAAAACTTTAACTCCCATGAAGACCTATACTTTGGCAGTTTAATACCTATATACTTGTTCTTGTCGACGGGTTTATATATACCCTGCTTATATTGCTGACGATAAGTTCGCCTCATATTATCCGACAAAGAACACTGGAGGTGCAGCGTCTCCGAATCCTGGTGTACCTTCATATAACATCGTCTCTAGTTCTTTCTTTTCAGTATTACCTTCAGATAATAACTCAGAATAATTTGGTGCACCACCGCCAAATAAATTAACACCTTGATATTTACCCCTAACTCGAGCAATACCAATTTTTGTTAATGCTAGCGCATACTGATATACCCATGGTTCTTTTATTATATCTAATAGCGGTTTTTCAACATAACAAGCGATGATACCATAAAATCTCGGAGACGAAGATAGTGGTCCTGGGTACATTGTCAAATATTGTGACTCAGGATTAAATTTATACGCTCTTTTAATTGTCAAGAGTTTTTCTCTGGTTTCTAAAAATTGCTTAACTGTATACCAGCTCGTTAAGTCAAACCCATAATTGCCCATAGCATAACTAAAATAAGTTTGCTGTGCTAGTGTTTGCTCAATAGTAAATAGTGTATTAATACTGGCAGATGAGCCTTCATCAAAACTATAACACTCCATCACTTGTCTATAATTCTCAATTAATGTATCATAACCAGCCAGGTTATTTTGCTGAGCTGTTAATCCTTGCGTTGAACTAACAAAATCATTAGCAATAACTATACCAGTACCAGTTGAATTAGGAGTACCAATAATATTGACGTACTCTCCGGAAGCTCCCGATGTTGTTACAGTCACACTTAGTATATCATTAGATGATGTATGTAAGACACCGTACTCACTAAAAGTCACAGAACCGGCTCCACTTAAGAATCTTGTCGTTAAAAATATTTTACCTACACGAGAATGCTTTGTAGTCGCATCAGTATATTTGATCACATATTCCGTTGGATCATCATCTTCATCATTAATCAGAATTTGATACATAATAGCAGATGTAGCGTTAGTCATTGATGTTGTAGTAGACCTGCTATTGTTTTCAGAGATTGTTAAATCTACAGCTTGATATGCATTGTTTAATTCAGGCGTTATAGAAAATAACTTATCAAGTCTAATACCTCTACCCTGCTCATATAAAATAGAATCAAATACTAAAAATTCCTCAGTATATCCAGCAAACTTTGAGAACATTTCACAAGAGATAGTAATAAATTCATTTAATTGATTTTTATGAACCTCAAGATTAATCATTGGATATCCAAGACTCCAAGTAATCCTGTCAATTAATCTATCATATCCCTTAACTTTGGATTGTAGGTGAGTACCGTAAAATCCACTTAGCGAATATACTGCTTGTTCTCCTGTATACATTTAAATTATTTATTCTCTCTACCACCGTCTAGGTTTAAACAGTAATCCTTTCAATACACTCCACGTATCATCTGGTGAACTATCCGTATTGATTATGTGATCTGGCTCTCCTAGTTCAAAATCATCTACATGATAGTCTCTTCTCAGGTCTCTATCTGACTCTAACAATATCTCTGTGACTTGTGAATTGTTCACTCTTAGTTCTGCTCTAAGATGGGCATAAGGATTGACTAGTGCTAATATTACATCTACATGTTGTATTTGACTTATATAAGTCGCGACTGTATTTGCTGCTGTAATGTTATTCTCTCGGCCCGTAGTACTATAGTCAGTCTGCTTGAATAGCTTCCTAAACTTATCACCATCTATAATTACAGCTTCGTTTCCTTCAGGCTGATGTTGTATGTGTGTACATAGCAGCTGACTTAGAGTAGTCTTGCCTGATCCTGGCTGTCCATACAATACATATATCATCCTACTGCCCCAATGGCTTAACTAAATTATTTATCCTTTTTTATATTTTTTCTATATTCAAATGATGCTTCTTGATTTTCTAACCATAAAAGTAAATTTTCTTGGTCTATAGTGAATCCATCATCTATGTATTTTAATAATCTTCTATTATCCGCTCGTGGGAAAGAATCTTGTTTAGCTTTAATAACTAATATATTTTTTGATATATGATGCTCATAATCTGGATGGCAAATGAATTCACTGCAACTATCGAGAGCCGCCATCTCAATAGTATAGGCGAATTTGTCAATACACTGCTGAGGCGTTTTAGTTAATTCATGACATCCCGCCGACAATCCGTCCCAACACCCTATGTCCATTGAATGATATTCGTGTTTTGAACCTTTAGCTAAGTGGACATATTTTTTTGGAACTGATTCTTTAATTAAACTAAAAGTTTCTCCACGATCTCTAGGTAAGTAACTAACACTTTCAAACCCAATTAGTTTTAAATACTTTATGACTATGTTTCTACTTTCTATGTCTGGAAACCAAATGTCTATATCTCTTGGGGTAGTACCACCTGTTACAAAATAATCCCTTATTGATCCACCAGCTACCCAAAAATATTCAACACCGGAATCTTTAATTAAATTAATAAATGGAGTTAAGTGCTGCTTTAAACCTTTAATGTCCATGATTTTTGTTAGTGTGTCCACCATAGTATATAATTACTAGGGTAGGTAGTACCAATAGGAGATTCATTAATAAAAACCTTTTTAAGTTTTAAATCACACATATCAACCCAATCTTCGGGTTGTCTAGCTCCGAAGCAACTTGTTACAAGCAAAGAACCATCTTCAGCTAAAACATCAATAATTTTTTTGTAAAACTTTTTATGAAATCGCCAATCTAAATCCTTCCATAGTATGCTGGGTTTTTTAGATAAAAACGGACCAGGTGGTTCTTCTGAATTATACCAAGGAGGGCTACATACCACTAAATCATATTTTTCACTAACATTATCTAATCCATCAGATTGAATAAAATCCTCATGTTCTTTTGACAAATCTTGGATGTCTGAAAAAGTCATAGTTTCTACCAATGAGCTCTCGAGTAAAGTTTTTCCTATAATTCCGCACCCGCAACAAGCCTCTAACGCCTTTTTTTTGTTACCGATATTTTCCCTTACGATAGTTACTATTTTGTCTTTGTAATAGATTCCCCCTAAATGGCTATCTTGATACTTCCTTAAAAATGCCTTTACATCTATCACAATATATTAATGTCCATGATATGTTACATTATTAAACTTACCGCGCATAGAAAAATTATATACCCCTGCAACCTTATAGTAAGAACCTGAGTACAGGTTAACTGTTTTACCTATTAGGGCTGCGGCAATACCAACATGTAATCGATCAGTATTAATTTCTTCGAATTTTGAAAGATAAGAAAACAAATTATCTGTCGCAATACTTAAGTTTTTTTCTACCTGTATATTTACGTCGTCAGGGGTATACCAAGTTTTCATAAACATTGGGCGTTGAAGATCTGCTGATATATCTTTATTGTCTTTAGGGAATTGCCTGCGCTCATTGTTGTCAACTCTAAATGCGTTACATACGCCAACGCAGCTTGTGCTTTTATATTTATCTATATTTTTAATATGAAAAGCCATGTCATCGGAAAGCAGGGCGTTGTCTGGATGCTTCATCTTAGATTTTATATAATCGTAAGAGGTATTTTCTCTAGCAATCAAAACAACGTTTTCAGAAAGATTCTCCAGTACGGAGTCGCAGTTGCTGGCTTTAATTGGTTCAGGTCGGACCGGTCCATCCACAGCCCCGTGAGGTAAGACTACGATGTCATTTCTTTTGTGATTTCTTAGTAAGAAATTTTTACACCCACTATATTTTCCAATCAAATTACCACCACCACCGTATAAAATTGTCTTCCCCTCAAATATTTCAGGAGGCTTGCAAAATTCATAGTCAATGTTTAGCTCCTTAAGCATCTGTACAGTAGCAAGCCCTATAAGGGAATCTCCAGCGTTGCCTGGGTTGGGTATGTATTTAATTTTATGACCTTGATACTTCCTTAAGAATGCCTTTACATCTATCACAATATACATTAACTATTTATAGTGAATATATGCGCTGCAACCATGACACGTAGCACCAGACTGTACGAGGTTAAAGAATGGGCCAATTATCATAAATTAATAGGGGTTAATACGTTTTATATATATGATGATTTTTCTCCTATAGATCTATATCCTGCATTTCCTAACAATACGCGGCGGTTTAAAGCTACTGAGAAAGATCGATTTATTAAATTTGAAGTATTTGAGAAATTTATGCAGGCTGCTAAAGAGGATAATATTGATTGGTTAATACTCACCGACGTTGATGAGTATATTGTTATGACTCATGAAGATAATTTACATTCATATTTAAATCAAATGTCCAATTTCTCTGCAATTGAGCTTCAAATGAAAAATTTTTCTCCTATGGGATATTCAGGTAGTTATAGTTCTACTGTTAGTATATTTGACAAATATCCATCTGTTTACAGACCATGTCAAATGGTTAAAACATTAGTTAATGTAAATCGTACAACTCCACAAAGACCTAACAATCCGCATCATTTTATATCAGGAGCAGTTAATTGCATAGGACAACAACCTGAATATACGTATACAAATAATTGCGCTACAGGTCACCCTTGTAATATAAATTTACCAGCATGGATTAATCACTACCCTGTTAGAGATTTAGAACAGTTAGTTAACAAAACTCGTCAAAGAAGGTGTCATTTAGAAGTAGATGATCCATCGGCGCAACTTGAATATGTACTGAGTTATGTATTAAAATTTACTAACCCTAATATACTTGAAAAATATAATTTAAAGCAGCGGCAACCAGGATTATATAAACAGCATATTGCTAACTGTGAATGGCTAGGATAGACGTGTCAGTACTTTTTTATATTCCGGATGATTAATAAGCTTGTTAACCGATTCTTCTGAAATGTCTCCGTTTTGGTAATAGTAATTAAATCCTTTATTCAGACTTGTATTAGATTTAGGTCTCGGTTCATATATTTCACCAAAGTATTTGAGTAAAAATTTACTAAAATTTGCATCGTTAAATTCAGCTACATAATCAAGTTGATCGATATAATCTGGAATTCGCCATAGTCGTTCAAATCCTTTACACTTTACAGCAAGCTCAAATGCTTCTTCAATGCTTGTAGGATTAGGTAACCCTGGTCTTAATTCAACGTTCTGCTCACTGCTCCAATTAAAAAGAGAACATAATAATTCTTCAGGCTTTCTTAAAAACATAAAAGTAAACCATCCATTCTCTTTAAATTTTTTTACCGTATCAATATCCCAATTTATATGGTGCTGAGTGAGAAAGGAATAATCACCCGCTTCTACTGATATCTTATGCATTTCATCAATAGTCCAATCCCTACCAGAAACTTTGTACGGGTTTAAATTTAAATGCCAAGAGAAATATTTTAAATATGGTTTCAAACATGTTGTTTTTAAATACTTGTTTACATACACACCACCCGTTTTCGCGAAATGAACAAACGCGACTTTCTTCGGACACGTCATTTGTAGATAATAGTTATACAAATCTATATGGTTGGTCTTCATATACTCGACACCTGTGTCTCTTATATTACTATTCAATCTGCGCAGATTGGCATCGCGGTTTTTATCTACACCATTAGTAATATGGAAATGTAATGTCTTTATATGCTTCGGTATTATACCCCCTCTCCAAAATCCTACATTGTGCTCTTTGCTAAATGTTTGTACTTTACAGACATCAGGTATACGATTCATACACTCTTGTTCAAAAAATGTTGAATCTGTCAAATACATTTGCTTCCACATTTTTGGAAAACCTTTTGATGCACAAAAGATATATCCAGCGTTGTAAAATCCATTTTCATATCCATTCAGGATTGATTGTTTGGGATAATGATGAGGGGACAACACTACCTTAGCTTGAAAATATTCCTGTAAATCGTCTAGCACAATTATGTCAGAATCGAGAAAAAAAGTATTGTTATGATGTTTAAGTGCAAAATCCATTACATCCATTTTCTTTAAAATAGCTGCCGGGTTATGTACGTTGTTAGCTATACATTTATGGCTATGGAAGATATCCTTATTAATACCTACGAGCTCGTCCTTTTCTGCACTAATCTTGAAAATGACATTGTCGTCTACTAAGCCTTGATTAGTCAAAAACCGCTTTGATAATTTATCACAAATGATATATACAGGCTGGTCGTGAAACTTTCTGAGGCTCTTTAAAAGCATAGCAGCTTCTCGTTGTATATTTTCTGTTGTTACGAAACAGAAACTCTCGATCTTGTGATACTGCTCAGGTTCAATTTGTGAGATAGGATTTTCATGAAAGAAGTGCCCGTGCTTTTGTGGTACATACTCACTATCGAAGTATTTTTGAAAAATCTCAGCATTCCTTAGCTCATACGTATCATCATCTGTTTGACGTAATCCAAACTCTTTATGATTGAATTTTAATCTTGGGTTACCCATTCTGACCCTTTTAGAATCTCTATAAATTCCTCATGTGTATATTCAGGCAATCCGACTAGGTTACCAGCGATATGAAATATAAACTCAGGCTGTTCTCCATCATACTTAACAAATGTCTTAGTACCGTCGAGCGAACGTCTCATAGTGTCAGGTGAATCTTCCTTAACTTTGCTAAAGTTAACTAAGTCAATATCAGACGATTCAATGATACAATATCGTAAGTTGTTATATATCACGCTTGGTACGTCCCTCCATAAATTCTAGCGTCATGCATATCATGTGTCGCTAAGAAATTCTGACGTACTTGTGAAGCAGTTAGATATCCATTCTCATAAACGTGTATGTGACCTATCTTTGTACCGGCACCAGAATAAGAAATGGAGGCGTCTATGTTTTTAGCTCCACACTCAACAGCGTTAGTACCCGTCCCGTAGGTGAGCGCGTAGGTGGAAGTTAGAGAGCCGATAAAATTACCATTAACATAAACCGAATAATCAGCGGCCCCGTCATGGGTCAGCGCAACATAGTACCACGTATCGTCAACAAAAGTAAAACTGCTAAACGTCGCCGTAGTAGAGGGCGCGCCACCGCCCATGCCATCGCTCTCGCTTCTAACTGTTAGCTTGCATTGGTCGTTCGATGTCAAAACCTCTAAAAGGATATATGGATACTCACCTGCAGGTGGGCCATCCAAGCTCACATACGCGCCCGTGCCGCAATAAAATATATAGTGGTTTACGTTATTGTACTTAAACCACTGACCTAGCGTAAAAGGCCTTGTGCCGCCACCAAGCTGTATAGGGTCTCCTCCATATCCACTTCCACTAGCTTTACCGAGATAATCATTTGAACCGTCAAGTAAAAAGTGATCAGGATCTGTAGTGGAATGACCTATACCATTGAACCGGCGAAGATTCAGCCCGGATGATACTTGATTGTCCCAATAGTTCGTTTGAATACCAGCTGTAGGTATAAAATTACCAGTTAAATCGGTAGTAACAATAGCGTCAGATTGCTGACCAAGAGTTTTAGTAAGTGCTGTTGATCCTGGCAATATCATATTAGTCCTCTACTGCATATGCGCAAGTTACATCTGATTTACCAGCTGTAGCACATACAGTACCGAACGTAGTTATAGAGAGTAATGCTTGCTTACCGCTAGCAATACTTGCTGGTTTCTCGCCTACAAAATTCATAGAACCATGCCAAGCCAATGTTCTATTTGCACCACAAGCAGACAACCTTATCGTAACAGTTTTACCTACAGGTAATGTCTCAGATCCTAGATATGTGTTTGATTGGTTGGCTTTAAGAACAATTGTTTGTAATGCCGGCCCTGTAATATTATATGTAACAACTCCGTTACTTGTTAAGTCTGTATGTACTTTAACAGATGATGAAAACCCATCGCGCGCGCTAATCTCACCAGCCACAGATAATTCTGCTTCCGGGAGTGATGTACCTATGCCCACCGCATCAGCGCTGCCATCAACAAATAGCATATTAGCGTTCCCGTTTGATTCTACTCTAAAGTCTACACTAGCACTTTGCTCGTTAAATACCGCACTACCATCTGTATTGAAAGCTATATCAGAATTGCCCGCGGTAGTACCACCAATAACAACAGCATCAGCTGTACCCGAACTATCTGTAGGATGTAGCACAGATCCGGTATCAGTCCATTCGCTACTACCACCACCACCAGAGGCTGCTTCCCAGTTCGGTACATTACCGTTCATTGTAAGGACGTGATCATCTGTACCCTTAGCGAGCCTTACGTAATTAGTACCGTTGTAGTACATTACATCACCTTCAGCATCACTTCCAAGAGCAATGTGTGTACCGTCTATTGAATTTACAGCAATAGATAACACTCCTGCATTTGTGATTGCTGCATCACCGCTCATAGCTACAGGATTAAAATTCGTACCGTCAGCTACTAACAAATACGCATTGGTATTTGTACCCATCTTAAGATCATCACCTAATACTTCGAGGTCACCACCGATCGTAACATTGCCGCTTAGGCTAGCTCCAGTAGATGCAATAAGTCTATCTTTAGCACTTAGTGTACCTACGATTGAAGCACCGCTCGAGTTAATCGTAGCTCTGTTAGCGTTGTCAGCATATAGATGGATTTCATTAGCTGTCTCAAAATCAACCTTAGTTTGATCATCTTCACCGATCTTAATATCCGTAGCAAGTAATGATGTGATACCTGTCTGTGCTGCGTCAACTGTAAATGTGAGATCATATGGATCACCGTCTGTCCCGGGAGTAGTATCGGTCCAGTTTGTAGTAATACCAGAGCCTATAAATTTAACCTCATTGTTATGCTCGATAGTAACTTCAGTACCGTCGTCATCCTCCAGGACAAAATTACCAGCATAGCCTTTAGCAACCAACTCGCTTAATTTTATTTCAGTTATTCGAAGAAGGCCGCCACCATTTTGGACATCGTCAATGGTTATTCTAATATACCGCCAAGCAGTATCATTAGCTAACAGATATGCGTGATTTTGTTGACCGGTATCAACAGATTCAAATACTGTGTTAGGGAACGTACCTAATGACGTCCAAGCCGAATCATCATTTGAACCTTGTACAAACCAATCCTTCGGTGCTCTATCAATATAATTAGCATGGCTACCATCAATCCTAAACGTCACTGCTGTAATTGTATATGCGTTTCCTGAACCAAAGTCATACTTCAACCAGTTAGGGAACTGACCCGCATCATTAGCGGGTTCAAAGAATGTCGCATCATTGCCATCAAACGCCTTAGCTGCATTATAGGAGGCACTGGCCCCGTCTGTATCCGCTGTCGCAGTACCGCTACCAGTTCTGTTAACAAATGTCATTGGTACATTTGTACCACTATTTTCTGCAACGTATGTCCAATGAGGACTAGAACCATATGCAGATCCACCAGGATCTGACGCACTAACAGTACCGGCAGCTACTATATTACCTGTCGTTTTAACCGTATCAATATATGCATCTTTCCAATATAGGCTCGATGTACCTAAATCAACATCACTATCAGCCACAGGTGTAAACGCATTATCAATTAATTTGACCTGATGTACATTAGCAGCGTAAAAATGAATCTCGTCAGCAGTCTCAAAATCAATCTTGGTTTCATTGTCTTCACCAATCTTAACATCAGCAGCAAGTATCGACGTGATGGTTGTTTGAGCAGCATCAATATCAAAGTCTGTACTGTTTAAGGTTAAACCATCCCCGGCTGTGTATGTCGTATTAGTATCCGTTTGTGCTGTCCATGCCACCGTACCATTACCGTTTGTTGTTAGGACATAAGTGTTACTACCATCGGCAATTGGCAGTGTATAGTTACCAACTGTAACAGTACCTTGTGCGCTTATAGCGCCTGCAACAGTCAATTTAGATCCTGGTGTACTCGTTCCGATACCGACATCACCGCCGCCGCCAACCAATACAACATCACCTGCGATTCGATCATTCAACCCAACATACCCTGCTGATAATGAGTCAATGAGAAGATGAGAGGCAGTACTTTTAATGCTTGACTGTCCAGACTTTCTCCCTAATTTTAGAGTGTCACCGGTGGCTGGTTCAGCGATATCTAATTTTGCTGCTGGTGCCGTTACTCCAATACCGACGTTGCCACCGGAGCCACCGCCGTAAACTAATACAACATCATCTGTTACAATGTCATTCAATCCAATATATCCACCTGCTGAGTCAACCAGAAGATGAGTGACGGTACTTTTAATGCTCGACGATCCAGATTTTCTCCCCAATTTTAGAGCGTCACCTGTACCCGGTGTGCTGATCTCTAACGTTGAACCGTTAAATGTAAGATCAGAATCACCTTCAAGCGTATCAGCGTCAGTCCAAATCGCAAGTTGATTGTTGGCTGGTGTCCCTGAGATATCAATGGCTCCACCACCGCCGCCGCCACCGTCACCTCCAACGCTAGAAATCGTAATTGTATCGGTCGCAGGGTCAGATATAAGAGCAATATTTGGACCAGCACATAGGGTAAATGTATCAGTTGTAGTATTAGCAACAACGTCCGGACCTATAGCTGCAGCTTTGTTCTGTCCACTTAACGTTATTGTCTTAAATGAATACTCATTTGCTTGAGCACTTTCCCAGTCACCGCTATTAGCTCTAACGGTCGTTACTGTTTGATCCCAATAACCTGACTCAGCCTGTACTGTACTATGTGCTGGTTCACCTTTCTCCCATCCGGCACTATTAGCTCTAACCGTCGTTACAGTTTGATCCCAGTAACCGCTATTAGCTCTAACCGTCGCTACAGCTGTGACACCACCTCCTTCCCAGTCACCGCTATTAGCTCTAACGGTCGTTACAGTTTGATCCCAGTAACCTGATTCAGCCTGTACTGTACTATGTGCTGGTTCACCTTTCTCCCACCCGGCACTATTAGCTCTAACGGTCGTTACAGTTTGATCCCAGTAACCACTATTTACATTTGTTGTAGTCCAGTTACTGCCCCATTGGTTACTATTACTAAAGTCACCATACACAATGGTCTGTGCGCTTATAGCACCAGCAACAGATAATTTCTCACCTGGAGTTACTGTACCGATACCAAAGTTACCCGTACTAGTAATTACCGTTCGAAAGCCGCCGTTGACCCAACAGTATAAATCGTTAGCTGAATTCAGCATCCCAAATTCACCGACGACGGTACCTGCCCGGTCAAAAGATAACACGTTGTATTGCGACGCGTCCGATGTTAGTCGAACTCTGTTGGTTCCCCCTACCGTCTGAACCTCTAGCTTACTCGCTGGGCTCGTACCAGCCCCGATACCGAGATTTGTACCATCAAAAACAAGATCAACGTCACCTTCAAGCGTGTCAGCGTCAGTCCAAATCGCAAGTTGATTGTTGGCTGGTGTCCCCGAGATATCAATGGCTCCACCATCACCACCAACGCTAGAAATAGTAATAGTATCGGTCGCAGGGTCAGATATAAGAGCAATATTTGGACCAGCACATAGCGTAAATGTATCTGTACCAGGGTCTGCTACAATATCCGCCCCTATAGCTGCTGCTTTGTTTTGACCACTTAACGTTACCGTCTTAAATGAATATCCTCCAGCAGCATTCCATCCCGCGCTAGCATTAGCAAGATTGGTAATGTCTGCTTTGTTAAGTATTGCATTGGTAGAAGCAACATTCCAACTAGCACTTTGAGTGTTTACTTCAGTGTGAGTTGATTCCCATTTTGTTGAAATTGAATTTGTAAGAG